AATTGTGCCTGAGGCAGTTAAATATCTAAGAATTACCACTCCTGAACCGCCAGCACCACCAGGATTATTTGTATTTGATCCACCACCACCACCGCCGCCGCCAGTGTTTACAGTTCCCGCAGTTCCAGCAGTAGAAATTTGACCACCAGCACCGCCGCCGCCTGTGCCGCCAGCAGTTCCGCCATTACCACCAGCGCCGCCGCCGCCGCCAGCGCGCGTAACTGATGAACCAGTGATACTTGTAGCAACGCCTGCGCCGCCATCAATATTAAAAGGGGCAAGAGGTACAGCCCCAGCACCGCCACCGCCACCAGCATTATTTAGTGAAGCATTGTATGCGCCACCATTAAAACCTTGATTAGCTGTACCTGAACCAGCTGCGGTTGATTCATTATCACCACCACCACCTGAACCACCATCAGCAGCATTACTTGTACCTTTTCCTCGGCCGCCGCCCGTTGATGTAATTGTAGAAAATACTGAGTTAGAGCCCGGAGAATTAGAAGCACCACCAGCGCCAACTGTGACCGAATAATTAACATTTGGTAATATTGACAATGCGGTTTCTAAAGAACCACCGCCACCAGTCGCTGTAACTGTTGAACGCAAACCACCAGCACCAGCTCCACCGCCTTGTGAAACGAGGCTTACGCCGTCACCGCCGCCACCACCGCCCGCAATCACGAGATAATCACACGAGAAAGTTCTTTTATCTATGCCAGTAATACCTGCAGTTATTGCGCCAATCATTAGGCCACCGCACCAATAATTGTCCAAGCATTTGTGCCAGTTTTCAAAGCTACAGCCGCCTTATAACGTGCTAATACTGGCGCGGCACTTGTCGCACCTGCGCTTGTAATAGTTGTTGTACCTGCTGTTACAGCTTGAATAGTTGTAACGCCTGCACCAATCTGCAAAATAGTAATAGCAGTTCCATTAGGAAACGCATAGGTAGCATCAGTAGGTATTGAGAACGTGTTAGCTGATGCATTGTTCATCGTTACTAGCACCTGGTATTGATCGGTTGATACCGCCGTATAAGTAGTGCCCGTCTGAGCATTAAGGGTAAATGCCACTAGGCCGTTAAACATGCCTGCAGTTAGTACATCACCCGTTGCTGCTGGAAAGCCTGTTGCCATTTTTTTCTCCTTAGTAGCTCAAGATTCCTGAGCCTAGCAGTCCTTGTAAATTAGAATCAATAATAAAGGCTTGAATGATAGGCTCGGAAGTTAGTAGTTTTGTTTGCCATATTTGTGGGGTTATGTCGTGCTGTACTCCTTGTACAAATAGTTCTTTGGTCATTGCGGATCCGCCGGGTGCGGTTTTGGTTATATTTACCAGCCCAAATATATCAAGACTTAGCCCTGCTTCTATTCTTGCTGGCTCTGTTGCGTCCATTAAGTTCAGAGTCATCGAGTCAATGCGTATCGTGGAATTCTCGCGTGATCTAAGAATCATGCTTGCCTGGCTTAGCGATTCATCATCGGTTTGTACAAGGATGCCTTCTCGCTTTCCAGAATGAATAAAGAAGGTTTCGATGCTGCTTGTCGATTGAACATTCTGTGCCACGCCGTTTAGTCTGGTCACTGTCACATCGTTCAGAATGAGTGTGTCGTCGAATGCGAAGTCGATGCCCTGGTAGGAGATTCCTGTGCCGGTGTCGCTAAACACTACCGGCGTTGCGTCTGCCTTCTTGCTCACTGTGTCGCGTGATAGGAATGTCGCGTTGCCTTCTGGGTCTAGGTAGAAGCCGCCAAATTCGCTGTTCTCCACTGTTTGTATAGCTGTGAGTAGGTCGCGCTCGGTTCCTGGATCTGCCTGCATCTGGCTGTTTCCGGCATCGATCAGTCGTTGCGAACCGGGCCATGAAGCCACATCAAGTAACTCTTCAATTCTGGCTCCGCTGAGCTCCCCTGCACTGGTTCCTGCGACTGTGGATATACCTACGCTGTTTAGTAGGCGAAATCCGTCCACGCATGACAGGGTCACTGTTGATATCTCGTCTGCGCCAAGCAAGAAGCCGGTGTCGTAGGAAATGATGTAGCCAGAATAAAGGTAGTACTGCTGCGTTCCTGTGCCGTCGTCGTAGTCTGCCCAGACTCTTATTTTGCGCAGCGGTAGCAGTTTGCCGTAGTAGGGCGATGCGGTATTGAGTGGATTCCAGTCGCCTGTCGTATCTTCTAATACGATGGTTGCTGATCCTGCTTCGAACTTGTTAAGGATTCGGTTTCGACCGCGTCGTATGCTCACTCGTAGCGCGATGTCTGATACGTCGACAGTGTCTGCTGGCCCATCAGCCAAAATTCCGAATCCGAGGCGTCCTGATACGGCGTCGTCTATCACAAATGGGTTGCCAAATGCCGGGCCGTTTGCAAAGTCAACGCTTACTCCGAGCTGTGGCGTTCCTGGCATTAGATCAGGATCGCATTCTTAACAATGGCTTGGCCGTTATTTTGTCCTTGTAGAAGCGCGTTTCGGATTGTGCTAACCAGATCGCCTTCGCTGGTGACGCTGCCGTTGATTGTTAGGTTGATCGTCGTTCCGCCCATCGATCCCATCTGTCCTAGTGGGATTACTGCTTCTGGCCCTGCTTCACCAATTAAAGAAAGAGTTGGCGAAGTTACGATGCCGCCTGCTGCCAATGCCAGAATGGATCCTCGCGGTGGAACATATCTAGGCCCGTCGTCATTGCCAAAGTCTGGCGGAATAATTGGCGGAATGACTGGCGATTGCGGAATGACTGGCGGTGTAACGATTGCTGCGTTTGCTGCCGCTGCTGCGTAAGCAGATAGAGCTGCTGCTGCTGAGATCCAGCCTATGGCAGCTGCGTCGGAACCGTTAGTGATGCTTGGATCATAAGTAAATGTGCCTTCGGAAATTTCTTTGTATGCATCGACAGTTCCGTACGCTAAAACCCAAGCGGTTTCAGCTTCTACAGGTGCTGCAAGAAGGCTCGGATCATAACCAAATTCTTCAAGAATCTTAGCTGCGTATGCTTCTGCTTCGTCAATTGAAAGACCCCACTTGTCGGCAAGTCCTACTATCTCGGTGTAATCAATTTTGCCATCATCGGCAGCTGCAAATACTGCTGCATAAGCGATTACTGCTGCGCTTGTCATGCCCCATTGAGTTTGGAGTTTTGCAATTTCTTCTGGTGATAAATAACCATCATTTAGTGCTTCAAAGAAAGATAGATACTTAGCTGCTTGCTCGTAAGTTACGCCCCAAGTTTCAGCCAATGATGCGATATCAGTTGCACTAATTTTTTTATCTTGAATTGAAATTATTGATTGAACATAGAGTTGCGCTGCATTTGTAGTGATTCCCCATTTGAGAGCAAGCACATCAAATTCTTGAGGCGTAATTTTGGCATCGCCAAGTGCTCCAAGTATGTCGTTATATCGTTGCGCTGCTTTGGCTGCTTCATCAGCTGCGGCTCTGGCTTGCAGTAGCAGTACGATTCTTTGCGCTTCTGCCATGCTGCCTTGTTTAACTAGGTTAAGGCGAGCTGCTTCTAATTGGGTTGGATCAGTTTCAGATGTGGGGGCAAATCCTGAGAGTTTTTTAATTGCTGTTTGTAAACCGAGAGAAAGTTTTTGTTCTTTAGTAAGAGCTTTTGATGTACCTACTGTTTTGCCAAGATCAACGTTCATTCCTTTTAGATTTTTAAGGAAGTCAGAAGTCGTTCCGTTTAATCCTTCAAATGAAAATTCTAGCTCTTTGGTTTTTGTTTCAGCATCATCAAATTGACTATTCAATGTATTCATAGCAATTAGCGCGCCGCCAAGAGCAAGAACAAAAGTTGCCACGCCCCTTGCTGCGAAGGCAGCAGATACGCCGCCAGTTGCCGCCGCCTGAGCAACACCTGCGGCAACGGCTGCTGCTCTCATTGCCTTGTATGCTGTAACAATTTTCTGAAGTGCTAAAGCAAATAAAAGAACTTTGCTTGTAACAAAAGCAGCAGCAATAATCGCGCCAACTATTGAAAATAATTTTCTATTTTCTGCAACGAAGGAGAACACTTTAAATATAACAAAGCCAAATCCAACAACGGCTTTGATTGCTGCTGTAAATGCTGCAACAAGTTTATCGCCATTTTCTTCTAGGAATTTTTGAATGGCTGGTATTACTTTAGTTACTAGAATTGTAAATAATTCTTCCATCACTGGCATGAGTGCATTGCCTAGTGTTTCCTTCGCTTCTTCAAAGGCAATGTTTAGGCGTTTCATTCTAAATTCGAATGTGTTTGCCCTGGTTGCTGCTGCTCCGCCGAAGGTCTTTGCTGTTAAAGCAAGTACGGCGTTTAGGTCTTTGGATTTGACCATTGCGTCGGTAATTGGAACGCCTAGATTCTTTAGCGCTTTGTAGTTGCCTTGTAGCGCCTTTGTTACTGCGTTTGTGCCTGCGCTAAGATCTACGCTTCCGCCAGCTGAAACATCTAGAGCCAGTCCGAGAAGGCCCTGGGCGGTTGCCACGCTTCCTGTCATTGAGGCTAGTTTTGCCAGCGCCGGACGAAGATTGTCATCGACTTCGCCAAATGCTCGCTGAGTCTGGTCAATAAATGCTTCTGTTGCGGCTATCGCTGCGTCTGTCGCCCCTGTTGTATTTCGCAGGGAATTGGCTAGAAGCGCCTGGGACTTCTCATCGGCTATCGCTGCCTTGACGGAGTCGATTCCGATCTTGATCGCAAATGCCGCGCTTGCCGCAGCTGCTAGTCCAAATGCCTTGCCTACTTTGCCGGCAAATTTGTCAAAGGATTTTCCCAGTTTGTTGATGTCTCTGGATGCTGCCTTGCTGCCCTTGTCCGAATACTGGGTGATGATCCGGGCTACTACTGCTCCTACTGCCACTTGGATTATCCCTTCTCTTTATTCAGATTGGCTTGTAAAATCTTCTTTGCGTCGTCCATTGCGCTTCTTACGTTGCGAAGGATTCTATCTGAGTCGCGATCGACGACGGCCCAAATGCCGCGTGATGCGCCCTTGAATCTTTCGTTGAGCACGCCGATCATGTTTCGGCCTCTGCCTTCGCCTGAGCTGCGTCGTCCTGCTACTTCCCAGATTGCACCTGCTGCGCTCTTCTGGGTTAGAGCTCCGGCGCTGGTCGTATAATCGCCTCTTACTTTGCCCTGGGATCTGGTCTTGACGATGCCCTGGCGGATGGTTCCGGCTTCCCATGCTGGCCAGCCTGCGCCACCGCGTGTCTTGCCATTGGTTGCGGCTACGGTGCGCCAGCCACTCATTGGCGGCTTGTCTTCTATCTTTCCGCGTGCGTCAGATTCGGCTAGGGACAGCTCGTCATTTATTACTTTATTCAAACGACGAGCTGCCGCCTTGTCGAACTTCTTTAGAGCGTCGGTGGTTTCTTTGATGCCGGAAATCACTACTGCATTATCCGCCATGCTTCTTTGCCGCCTTTGCTCGTTCTTTCAGGTAAATCACGATTGCTTCTAGTATGCCGTCTGGTGCATCTAGCAGGCTTATCGGGTCAATGCCTGTCTCCACAGAAACTGCTGCTATTGAATAGGTCAGGCTATCTCTGTGGATTCGGAATTTGGGTCAGTGTCCAGCGATACAGCTTCTAGCGTATCAAGGAAGTCTGGCCCGAACGGTTTTACTACTTTACCGTTTGCGCGAAGTGCGAGCCAACCTAAATAATAGATGTGCTCTAACTTCTGTTCTTCGCCAAGAAGTTTGGCGAGTCCTTTTCCGTACTTCTGTTCAAAGTCAACGATGATTCTTGGTCGCAACGAATATGTTGCTTCCACTCCATCTGTTGTTTTTACTTTGACATGTAATCCATCCATGAGTTCCCCCTTGTTTGTTTAGGCTGATGTTGTCTTTGTAATTGCGCCGCTGATTGGCCAGGTGACCGATGCGGTTGCTAGTTCACCAACGGATCCGTTTAGCGGAGTCCATTCGGAAACTAATGTTGAGAATGCGTATTGCGGATTTACTGTACTTGTTGCTGTGTTGACTGGCTTGACTGCCACTGTCACTGCTGTTCCAAGTAGTGGATAGATTGTTTGTTCAACGCTGCTTGTTGCGTAGTCCTGGTGGAATTCGAAACTTACAGAATTGTCTGCCAATCCGGCAATACGTGTCTTTGCTGTGTTTCCAAAAGCAGTGGTTTCAACGATGTCGAAAGTTGTATTGAGTGTGACTGACGAAATATGGTCGCTGAGATCGGTGGTTCCGAATACAACGTATGCGTTTGTTAGAACGATTCTGGCCATTATACGACCGCCTTTGTGATTGCTCCGGTTACTGGCCATGTCACGCTTGCTGTTGCTAATTCACCAACGGATCCGTTTAGCGGAGTCCATTCTGAAATAACAGCGCTGCATGTATATGACGGATTGAATGCGCTTGTTGTTGAACCGTTTGGCTTAACAATCACTGTCGCTACTGTTCCTAGTAATGGATAGATTGTTTGCTCTACTTCGCTTGTTGCGTAGTCTTGATGGAATTCCAGTGCTACTGAATTATCCGCCAATCCTGCCAGGCGAGTCTTAGCTGCTGTGGATGAGAACGCTGTTGTTTCAACAACGTCGAATGTCGAATTGAGTGTTACTGATGCGACCAAATCGCTCAGATCCACTCCACCGACAGATATGAATGCGTTAGTTAGGACTAAGCGTGCCATTATGCGGTCGCTCCTTCTTTGGTTTCTTGTTTGATGGATGATACTACTGTTTGTGCTGTTGTTTCTGTTCCTGCTATTGCTTTGATGTGGTTGCCAGCAATCAGAGTTTCTGCGCTGACACCTGCGTCTTGCAATTCTTTGTTTGTGAGCGAATCGCCCTTTTGTTTTCCGCAGACATTTTTGTCTGAAATTATCGTGTATGACATTGGTTCTCCTATCCCCAAATCGTTAGACGGTATCGGTAAGAAAGGAACAGATTGTCCTGCGAGGTATAGGTTCCGGATTCGGCTCCTGTTACTCGCAATGTGTTTACTGTTCCGCCAAGCGTTCTGTCTCCTTCGATCGCTGTTTTTATTGAGCTGGAGCCGGAGCCTGCTAGGTATGCATCGAGCTTGTCCTGCCCTGCTCTATCTGAGAAGCGCTGGACGATCACATAAATATCAACGTTTGCCTGGTCTAGCCCTCTGGCATTATCGATATCGAATGTGAAATCTAGTTGTCCTACGACCGCGCATGGTGGCGTCGGTGTTTCTGGTATCAGGTCATATACGCGTAGCCCTGTGATCGTCTGCAAGCGTGTTTTGAGACCGTCTCGGACTTGGCTTGGGTTCATCTACTTGGCCAGTCCGTTATTCTTCTTAAATGGGCGCAGGAGGGTTTCTACGTCTGCGTCTAGTTTGGCGCTGAGTCGTACTGTGCCTAAGTCCGGGCTTCCTGCTATTCCAAATGGCGACTGGCGTCTGGTGAATAGCCGAGCTGCCTGGATCAGCGTTGCCATGTTGACTTCGGCTGGTACGGCTGCCCATCCCCAGATTCCGGTGATCTTGCATGCCTGGGGTAAATAATAAGGCCAGACGTATCGGCCGATTGCCAGGATGCGGTTGACTGGCCATCCGCGCTGTGGGTTATTTACTGGCTCTAGCATGTAGTCACTCGTTGCCCAGACGGTATCCCATGTCTGATTGAAGTTGTCATCCGTTGCTACCTGGGTGATCGTGTAGTTATCGTCCATGTTCATCGTCCAGGGATCGAGTGGGGTGTAGTAGCGCGATACTGGTACTTGAGCTGTGCCGTTCTGGTAGAAGAAGCGCCCGGTATAGTCGTCGATCATTCGGCTTGTAGCTGTGATCGCTGCTTCCAGGGGTGTGTCGTCAATACTGTCTGCGATCGCAAGCGATGCCTTTAATTCGGCAAGTGTGCAGTAGCCGTTAGTTATTGCCACGCTTTATCCTTCTTTCCAGTTTTGGCAACATTGCTCGCTCTAGTTCTGGTTGCGCTGTTGCCGTCTCTTTGTCTGGCCTTAGCCAGATTCGTTTAATCTTTCCAAATATCATTATGGATTTCATCCATCCAAAAGGTCTTCTGGTGCGGTAGTACAGCTGCTGTGTTCACGTGGATCTTGAATCCTAGTGCCTTTGCCCTACGGCAGAATAATAGATCTTCTCCGATCCATTCGCCTGCTACTGGCCCATCCCAGAACCAGCACCAGTCTTGGCCTTGATTCGGATCTGCTACTTCGCGCATCTTCTCTAGGACGCTTCTATGTACCATCAGGCATCCTGTTCCTGCTGCGTCTATTTCAAAGACGGAGTTTTTATCGTATTTGTAGAGTGGCAGGAATCCCTTATCAGAATCTTGAAAGATTGCTGGTACTGGTTTTGGGTAAGGTTTTCCTACCACTCCGAATCCTGCGAATACCAATCCGGCGACAATTGGTCTTTCTTTATCGTGCGCTGTTTCTATGAGCGCGTCGAATGCTGGCACTGTCAATTGCTCATCTGAGTCAATCATCAAAAGCCAATCTGAATTTGTGTTATCTAGAAATTGCTTCACTACTCGGTTGCGCTGTTTTGATAGTAGTCCTGATCCTTTGATTCTTACGAATGGGCCAAGTCTGCTACTTCTTGCCTGTGCTAATTGGATCAGTCGATATGCGAAGGATCCATTTACTGATCCTGGATCGCATGATCCGATTGTTACTTTGTGTCCTGATTTCATACTTCCCCCTGTTTAGAAGTGCAGAGCGAGTGAGTCGGGGGGTGGCCCACTCGCTCTGCACAATTTAGTGCTGTGCTTCTTCTAGAAGCTTGGCGCGCTGAGACCAGAACCTGAGATTATCGAGGCTGCTAGTGGGTAGCGCTCTGCTGTATATGCGGCGTAGCCGTATACGACAGATTTGAGTGTTAGGTTTCCAGCGCCTGTCGCATCAAAGCGAAGTGCGAATGGTGATCCTGGTTGCTCCCATAGATGAGATTCGCTTGCTGTTACGCAATAAATTTCATCCTGGTTTGTTGTAGTTCCGTATGTGGTTCCGATGCTTGCATCGGTGATGATTGGAAGTCCAAGCATCTGATAGCCGGAGTTTCCATAGATAGGTGCTCCGCCAACGCCTACTGCGTTCATTGCACCGTTTGCTGCTGGCACTACTAGTGGACGGTTTGAACCATCAACGGCAGCCAGCAAAAATGCTAGGCGACGTGGATGAAGTACCCAGTGTGAAGGTGAAACAAATGCGTTTGTTTGAATCTGTTGGATCGCATCTGCGAGCTTTGGATATAGCAGGCCGACTGTTGGCGCTGTTGATGTGAATGTAACTGCATTGCCACCTGAGTTGCGAAGGCCCTTGATTGTGCCGGCTGTTCCTGCACCGTTTAGGATCTGTGAATCGAGTGTTGTATGCCATGACTTGATCAAGTCTGCAACGACGAATGTGTCGATGCCTGTTCCTCTTTCAATCGCCTGGCGTGAAATATCTTGCTGTCCAGCAATTGTACGAACATTAATTGTTAACAATGTATCGTCAACGTCTGTTTCTGATACTGCATCGTTCTGTGTTACCTGTACGGCTGTTGAACTTCCAGTCGTCATGCGAGAAATATTCAGGGTCATTCCACTTGGTGGAAGTGCCATCTTGTTTGTCGCGAAGTCTGCGAATGGGCGTCCTGCGCGTGCGAATGGAGCTGCGAGGTCTACGAGATATTGTGGAATTACAAGACCTTCGAACTGCGCTGTTCCAACATCGCGGCGTTCGATTGCTTCTTCACGCATGTGGCGTGATAGGCGCTCGTTTGCTGCGTAGTCATTTGCGAACTGTGCGTTGAATGCGTCCTTCACGAAAGATGCATCTGATGCTGGTGAGTATGTGCGCTCTTCGCGTGTCACTGTTGCTCCGCCAACCTTTGGCATTGCTACATCGGCTACAGCTGCGCG